GCGATACTCGCGGCAAATGTCTGGAGCGGCTGCTCTCGCCCGGCAAGGTATCACCAACCGGGCACAGCGCTCTACGTTCATCAAGGCCGCACAGGCTGAGCAACGCGCGCTGGGCGAGGAGGTCATGGAGACCGATCTGCTGCAAGCTATGTTCAGTCACTTCAACGCAGGGCCGACACACGGCTTCTTCGATGGCGTGACGAACGTGGGCGTGGGGCAGTTCGTGGCCACGGCCAAACGCCTCGCGAACCTTGGCCTGCTGGAAAAGCTCGGCATCACTCAGCTTGGTGAGACCGGGGCGATCATCGGGCAGGTTGGCGCCCGAAACTTCTATCGCCGTGGACCTATGGTTCTGTGGGATAAGCAGATGCGTGAGGCCAACCGGGTGTTGCTCAAGGACGTGGCGTATGTCACGGGTGACATCGGTCGAGATCAAACCTACTTCGCCGAGTGGTTCGACATGGACGACGTAAGCAACAACGCGAAGAACTCGTGGCTCAAGCGCGTGAGTGCGCTGTCCAGCAACGGCGCGTTCGTTCAGTCCTACACGAGTGCCTTTAACCATGTGCGGAAATACCAGCAGCAGATCGCTACGCTGGGTATGATCGACAAGGTGATGCGGACGCTCAAAGAGGGCGACTACGAAACGATGCTGACACGCTTTGAGGACGACTTCGGCCTCGGGCGCGCTGAACTGGATGGTATCCAGCGCATGGTGGACGACGGCCTGATCACTTTCCACCCGGAGGGGCACGTTAAGGAACTGAACCTCAAGGACTGGAACCCGAAACTACGGGAGACCTTTGGCGCGTCAATGGCCCGGAACATGAACCAGACGGTGCAGAAGTCCCTCGCTGGAGAGCAGGATGCATGGATGCACACGGGCTGGGGCTCCGTCATGACCCATCTGATGACGTTCCCTATGCAGGCGTTCCAGAAGCAGTTCATCCGCAACGCGCGGCACCTGGACATGCAGGGCTTCGCGGCCATCAGCTTCGGCATGGCCACGGCTATGATCGCAGTCAATGTCCGAGATGTGATCGACGGAAGAGACCGCTCACAAACAGACCGGAGTGTGGCCGCGTTCACCTACAACAACATGACCGGCTGGATACCGATGGTCACAGACCCCGCGATGACTATCATGGGTCTGGAGGATTATCGGATCAATCCGTTCGGGCATCACGCGAGTGTGGTTCCGCCCGTGTTCACTCAGGCCGACAGTCTGCGGCGGGCACCCGGAGCGTTGCTCACCGCAGCAGCCGGAGAACCGGACTACTACGACATGCAGGCGTTGAAGGCCCTCCCGTTCGCGGGCACCTACTTCGCCAGTCGTATCTTCAACTGAACGACGGGCCGGGGCAAGCGCTCCGGCCCACCACCCAACAGGAGGGCCAAGGATGGCTTACAGCACAAACCAGTTCACCTACGCGGGTGGCGCGCAGACCTTCACCCTGTCCCTAGGACTGGGCTACTTGGAGGAGGCGGATATAGCAGTCTACGTTGTCGGGGAACTCGACGGCAGTAGCAACCAGATTTACCGGACATTCACCTTCGACAGCGAGTTCGTCGTGCGAGTGACCGAGAGCCTCGACGTCGACGACGAAGTGGTTGTGGAGCGCACCGTGTCGAAGACCGCGTTCGAAGTGGACTTCGAGACCGGCGGGTCTGTGACCGGGCGCAACCTGATGATCCAGTTCAAGCAGCAGTTCATGCTGATGCAGGAGTTGCTCGACGGGCGCATCGACGGCACCGACGTAACGGCACAGGCGACCATAGCCGCCGCTGGCGCAGTCAGTGCGAACACCAGCGCCATCGCTGCACTGGCCTCCGAGGTCGCTGCTGCGGCTTCCGCGGCGTCGATCAACCTCACGGACTACGTCAAGAAGGATGGCTCCGTGGACTTCACGGCTGTGCAGGTCGGTATCACTCCGGTTCTAGCCGCCCATCTTGCCACGAAAGACTACGTGGACGGAGCAGGCGCGGGTGCGGCGTGGTTGCTGGACGGCTCCGTGGCTATGACTGGACTAGCGAAGCTCAAGGTTGGAACCTCTCCGACGCATGACGATCACGCGGCCCCAAAGAAATATGTGGACGACCAGATCGTTGCTGGTATCGCGCCCAAGGCACCGTTGGCGTCTCCGACGCTCACAGGCACGCCTGCGGCCCCTACGGCTGCTCCGAGCACCGACACGACCCAGATCGCCACCACGGAGTATGTGCAGGCGGAGATCGCCGCTCTGCCCTCTGTGGGCCTCGCGTGGACCTTCGTGGAGAACGTGTATGACTTCGGGGGCGACGGCATCTTGGCCTCTGCTGAAACCAGCAACTTCGTGGACGGCTTCGAGTATATGCTGGACTTCAACTCGTGGTCGAACAACGATGGTGGTCAGGCTAGAGGCACCATAGACTTCTACGGCGAGACGGCTGCTGCCTATCAGGGCGAACGCTGGGCGGCGGCGAACCTAAACTCTTCGGCTACCCCATCCGGGTTCCTGTTTTTGCCGACCGTGCGTTCCTCCCTCGCTGTCCACTTCGTCACTGGTGCCATGCAACGGGACAACGATGATCTCGACAACCAGTGGTCGGGCACATGGATAATGGCCGCGCAGAAGGTTCTCAAGGCGAAGATCGCCTTCGACACTTCTAGCATGGACGGCGGCACCGTGAAACTCTATAAGAGGGCACTCTAATGTCGATGAAAGCAGTATGGAGACGGACCGGCACTGGGCCTCTGACGCGCAGGATCGTTCCACTCACGGTGGTGGAACAGCGCGAGCATGACGCTGTTCATCCGCCCGAGGAAGTCACCAAGTTGAGGCTCGTGCGCGCACTGCGCTCCGCGGGCCATCTGGCTGCGGTGCAACAGCACATGAACGGTGCACCGCCTTCCGCCGTCAAGGAAGACTGGGCAGTTGCATCTGCGATTGCCCGGCAGGACGAAATCATCGTGGAACTCGTCGCAGTTCTCGGTATCACCGAGGAGGACATGGACGCGCTGTTTGTGTTGGCCGAGTAATGGCACCACGCGAAGACCCCGGATACACCAAGCTCCTGCTGTTGGTCGGTGAGATCGCTGGGGATGTGAAGAACATCCTCACTCACCAGTCACGGCAGGACGACCGTATCGACCGTAACGAGGCTCGACAAGGCGAGACGAATGAAGACATGCGAAAGCGTATCATCGCCCTTGAGAAATTCAAGGGCAAGATGCTCGGGATCGCGCTCGTCATCCCGCTCGTTGTCAGCCTCTTGTGGTTCATCCTAGAGAGGTTCACCTGATGGCAAAAGGATCAGCCAAAGAACACACGATGGGCAACCTGCACGACAGGATTGCTCGCGTATTCGAGAAGGTGCTTGCCACCTACGAGAAGCGACTGGACGCCGTTGACGGACTTGATGCAACAGTCACCGCGGATTTGGGAGAGGACATGCTGTCCCTCCTGATGGGAGACAACATCATGCCTAACCCCGCCATGCTCGCTGCCGTGACGAAGTTCCTCAAGGACAACGACATCTCCTATGACACCGAAGAGGTCGAGAAGCTGTCTGCGACTGAGGAGCGCCTTGCGGCACGTAGGGCCAAGCGCACTAATCTGTCGTCCCTGACCAAGCTGGCGCTCGTCGAGAATGGCTGAGCGGCAGTGGACGGCAGGTGAGAGATGGGCTGAACTCAAGCTACTCCAGAAGGAGTATGCCGAGTTCAGCACCTTCTTGTTCGATGTCATTGAGGGCCTGATGGGCTTCAAATGCACTGCCGTGCAGCTTGACATCGCAGCCTTCCTTGAGCACGGCCCGCAGTATCGCATGATACAGGCGCAACGTGGTCAAGCGAAGACAACGATCACCGCAGCCTATGCTGTGTGGAGGCAGATACAAGACCCTACGACCCGCGTGTTGATCATCAGCAGCGGCTCCGACATGGCCACAGAGATCAGCGGCTGGATCATCCAGATCATCATGGGCATGGAGGAACTCGAATGCCTGCGCCCAGACCGCTCTACGGGGGACCGTGCATCTGTCAAAGCCTTCGACATCCATCACGAGTTGAAGGGACCGGAGAAGTCGCCGTCCGTGGCTTGCGTCGGCATCACGTCGAACTTGCAGGGCAAGCGCGCCGACCTCCTGATCGCGGATGACATCGAGAGCAGCAAGAACTCCATGACGGAGGTCCAGCGTGCTCGCCTCGTGCACTTGACGCGAGATTTCATCTCGATCTGCTCGCTGGGCGAGATCATCTACTTGGGCACGCCCCAGAGCATCGACAGCGTTTACAACGGCCTCTACAGCCGTGGTTACGTCATCCGCATTTGGCCGGGCCGGTATCCGACCCAGAAGGAGCAGGACAACTACGGAGAGCACCTAGCTCCCAGCATCGCCGCAGCAGTGGCTAAAGACCCGACGCTCCGAACTGGAGGCGGGCCTATGAGCAGCCGCGGGCAGGCCACGGACCCCGTGCTCCTACCCGAGGACGTTCTGATCGCCAAGGAGATTGATCAGGGCGCTGCATACTTCCAGTTGCAGCATATGCTCGATACGCGCTTGAGTGATGCAGAGCGGTTCCCGCTGAAGTCGGCGAAGATCGTCTTCATGCACATCAGCCGTGATCGCGCACCGCTGCATATCAACTTCCAGCCCTCCCCGCCGCAGCGTGTTCACACACCCGCGGACTGGCCGATCACGGACCACTACTATAGGGCCTCTGGCTTCGGTGAGGACTTCGCGCCATTCGTATCGACGCACATGTATGTCGATCCTGCCGGTGGCGGGCAGAACGGCGATGAGACCGCCTACGCGGTATCCAAGATGCTCGGGGGCAAGATATTCCTCGTAGACGAGGGCGGCGTGCCCGGCGGGCTCGATCACAGCAGTCTGGATATGCTGACCGAGATCGCCGTCGAGTGGAAGCCTCATCAGGTCGATATCGAGGAGAACTACGGCAAGGGCGCACTCAGTGCGGTCTGGACGCCGCTCCTACAGAAGGAGCACGCCTGCGAGATCGTGGACGTGTGGGAGACCGGCCAGAAGGAACTCCGCATCATCGACACGCTGGAGCCGATCATCGGCGCTGGGCGTCTGGTGGTGGACGAGGGTCTGCTGGCCAAGGATTGGGAAGCCACTGTGGACTATCCGATCAGCAAAAGGACATCATACTCGTTCTGGTATCAGCTATCGCGTATCACTCGCGAGCGCGGTGCCCTCACTCACGACGACAGGCTCGACGCCGTTGCAGGCACTTGTCGGCACTGGATCGACAGTCTCAAGGTCGACGAGGACCAGCAGATCAAGGCGGCGAAACGCGCGGCCTACGAGAAGATGATGCGAAACCCTCTGGGCAACGGTCGCACACCCGCCGGGTGGAACGACATGATGCTCGGACGGAACCGTTCCCCCAATGCGTTCAACCGTAATCGGCGGCGCTTTTGAAACCCACGGAAGGAATGACTATGGACAAGGAGAGCAAGCTGTCGATGATCGACGTTCCGATCACGCAGCCAACGACTATCGAACCTGTGCCACAAGAGGAGCCCTTGATCAATTCGCAGAAGCTACCGTGGCCGCAGGACGTGCTCGGCATCACCCACCGGCTTCGCCGCGAGGGGTGCCGGGCCATCGGGCGCATGGACGGCAAGGAGCCGAACCTCCAGTTGTTCAAGGACACGCTCCGGGTGCTCGCAAGGCACGCCGAGGCGAAGATCGCACAGCAGCGCGAACTCCGGAAGCGACGGAGTGGAGAACTCCTCGCTGACATGGAGCGCCGGGCGGCGATCAACGCCGAGAACCTAATGCGTCAGGAGCGGGCTTTGCAGAAGCAGATCGACGGTCTGCACGGCAGGCTGGTCCGCGTGCAGGAGGCAAGCAAATGATGGACTTCTTCAATGGTGTGCGTCCGATGTTCCGCAGAGGCAAACTCACACCGGAACAGGTGGACGGCCTGACCGCCATCGTAAACTTCGGGCGCGACGAGCGTTATTGTCGGGCGCATCTAGCCTACGTGCTGGCCACTGCCTTTCACGAGACCGGCCAGCAGATGCAGCCGGTGCGCGAGGGTTTCTGCAAGACCGACGCAGGCTCGCGTCGAGCCGTCGCCCGGCTGTTCGCCAAAGGCATCATCAGCCGGAACTACGCCCGGCCAGATGCCAACGGCAACAGTTTCTACGGTCGCGGCTATGTGCAGATCACGCACAAGACGAACTACGCGAAGTGGAACCTTCAGAATGACCCGGAGCTTGCGCTGCATCCCGACATGGCGCTCGTCGTGTTGTTCGAGGGTATGCGTAGCGGCAGATTTCGCAAGGGCAAAAGCCTTTCCATGCTTCCCCGCGTTCCGACAGTGGAAGACTTCACGGTCGCGCGCGGTATCGTCAATGGCGACGTTCGCCGCAACGGCACAATGATCGCAGGCTACGCTATGATCTTCTACAATGCGTTGCAGACTGTGGTCTGATAGGAGAACTGACATGAACAATGCAAAATGGGCCGGAAACCTCCGGCATTGGCTCGGGATCATGGGCGCTGCCCTGATCGCTGGCGACTTCGTAGACGTCTCCATGTGGGACCAGTTCGTTGGTGGCATCATGGCCGCGGCGGCGATGTATCTCTCGTGGACCTCTCCCGCGAAACTCAAGAGCGAGGGAGATGACGCATGAAGATGGTGCTCCTCGCGGGCGCTCTGGTCCTCTCACTCGGCGGATGCTCTGGCATGGTGCTCCCCGGAGGGACCAGCGTCAACGCGCACCCCACGGCGAACGCCATGCGGGACTGCGCCATGCTGGCTGACGTCCTGACGCCGGGCGTCTCGCCCGCCGCGGTCATGACCCTGCTCCGGCAGGCTTACAGCGCTCTTGGGGTCGACCCGCAGACTGCCATGCGTAACTGCGCAACGATCATGGACTTCATCGAAGATGCTGGGCAGACCGGCGAGTAACAAGGAGCCAGCACATGGCACGAAACGCGAGAATTACCTGCCCCGCTGGGGTATGGACACGGCTGACTGCCGCGGATGCCGCGGCAGACATCAGCATCATGCTGGCGAACTGGGTTCCAGTCTCGCTGCAAGCCACTGCCGATGCCACTACGCCCACCGACGCCCGAGGGCCGCTGGAGCTTATGGGCAAAGGCGACGGATGGTCCGAGGCGACCATCGTGGAGAAGTTCCCCGGCGTCGCTGCTGCGGTGAACATCTGGGCCAAACCCATAGAGGCGGATATCGGTCTGGGCGCAGTCGACGCCGTGATCGGTATCTCTCATGCGTAATGACTGTCGCGCGCCCGTGGTGGCTCACGAACAGTGAAGTTCGCATAAGTCCCGGCAAGGGCGGCGGCAAAGGCAACGACAAGACCAGCGGCGGCAAGGGCGGCGGCAAGACTGGCGGAGGCGGTGGCGGTGGCCGCGGCAAGGGCGGATGGTCAGGCAGCGGCCCCGGTGGTGGTGGCGGCGGC